ATTCGTTGAAGTGTACGATATAATATTTACCCTTCTTATGTAGAATGTGGCACGATTGATATAACTTCTTTTCTTTTCTAGAAGCAACACCTATACGTGTAAGGGTTTCTCTCACCTTTAGGAAGTCATCTGGTTCTTTCAGAGTAACTCCTATCATCTGAGATTCTGACCACTGAACCTCATTATCTGTAATAGTCACGGACATTTTATCCCCCAATGTCAAGTTTTGATTTTATATGTTTAAGTTGATCGTTGGATAAAATTCGTAAGGCTTGAAGTGCTTTCTCATCATTATAACCATAATAACTTTTGACACTTTCGAGGTCTTTCACTTTATCTTTTTTGATCCAAGGAGAAAATCTTTTCTTTTTCCTGATGCTATTTATATAAAAATCGTATTGCATGTCCTTTGGAAGATGAGATAGCATATTCATCTCGTTAGCATACAATAAACAATCTACATGACCAGACATACAACGATTGATAATGAAGGAGGGATAACCCTTCATTGCTTCCTCGTCACCCTCCATCAAATTCTCTTTGGTGAGGTTGATGGAGTTTAGATAATCTTTCAATTCATACTTCATTAACAATCTGCTAAGTTAGGGTGTTCACCAGTAGCATAGTATGCTGCTGCATTGTCTCCTGCTTCTTCACAGGTATATGAGTCTGCTGTGCCTGGATTACTCCAGTTGATTGCACCACCTCCTCCGTTGTATCCGAAACCGTATCCTCCATTAGTACACCCCACTAGAAGTGGTGCGGCTAAGAGTAATAGTCTTTTCATCTTTTGGTAGTATTGCTACGTGTTCTATTAGTTATACTAATGAATTTGTCACCAGCGAAAGTTCCACCTAATGATACATCAATTTCGTCTCCGTCTTTCCAATTTGTTTCTCCGTTCATCTTTGTGTGTGTCATTGCTAATTGGATCTTTTCGATCACTTCTTGTGTTAGTCTCATATGCTGGATATTGAATAAAGGTTTTCTTTTTGAATTTTCTTTCGTAGTCCCATTCTATCAGAACTTCTTTGATTAGATCTTTTAGTTCTTGTCTGTCTCTTTTATTCATTGGTAAACACTGCGTTGACACCTATGACTCTAGCATGGGGATTGCGAACTACAGCAACCTCTCTTGCTTCTTGATAGTTACGTGCTTCAACAAACTCACTATAGACTTTGCCAGCAACGTACAACTTTACTTCACACCTCATCTATTTTGTCTCCTAAAACTGAAAGTAAATCATCTCGCAATTGTCTGGCTGATCCATTGACTGCACACAGTTTATTCATCCAAACACGTTCATGAAGTAGAACATTGTCATTAGATATAATACGACAACAGATGTCTATTATATCATTTCTATATCTAGTTGATAATGGCATTCGTTTATCACCTGTGGTAATAGAAAGTGTTCTGCTTTGTGAACACGTTTCGTCAATTTTTCAATCGTATCATCTGGTAAGATAGGTACGGTTTCCTGCCTTATTATTGTACCAGAATCTAACTCTTCTGTCACGTAATGTACGGTACATCCTGTTATAACATCACCACTATCCAATGCTTGTTGGACTGCATTCAATCCCTTGTACTTAGGTAGTAGTGATGGATGGATGTTTATTATTCTATTAGGGAAAGCTTCAATAAAATTAGGAGATATAATTCTCATCCATCCTGCTAGGACAACAAGTTCTACTCTCCATGCTTGAAGAAGACAGATAATACTACGCTCATCATCTGTAGTTAGATGACAATGTGGTACACCCAACTTCTCTGCTTTCTTCTTTGCCCCACACTTTTGTTTGTTATGTATCATCATAACAACTTCATGGTCAGGACAATTCTTGACTATATTTTCAAAATTAGTTCCGTTGCCAGAACACAAAACTCCTAATCGCATTAGTAATTCATGAGGATAAGTTCTTTACGTTCTGCCTGTTTCTGCATATAATCACCTGTAGTACGCATACTGTATGTCAAATCAAATTCAGAAGCACTCCATTGTAAACCACTGAATCTATCCTTTACTATCTGACTACTGTTATATGATATCAGCATAGGAGAAGTATAGTTGTCACAATCAATAGCAAACTTATCATGGTCAAAATGTTTATGCATAGCACCTCTCTTACCATAGATAGGAATTTTGATATCGTATGGTGGATCAAGATAAATGAATACATCTTCATCATCTCCCAACAATTCTTCGTAGTGAAGATTTGTAATCTTCCATTCTGCAATCATCCTTGAGTACTCAGGCAATTTATCAATACCTCGTAAACTAAAATTAGATTCACTAGCTTGTTTAGAGAAGGAACTTGATTCAGTTAGACCTGAGAAACTACACTTGTTGATAAGATAAAACTTTACTGCTCTCTCAAGATCATCACCATCATAGAGACTCTCTTTGTATTCGTTGAATAATTCTTTTGCTTTATCTGGAGTGTTATGCTCCAATTTTATCTCAGTTAGTCTATCCCTAAGGTCTTGTCCACTGTCCCTGAGCTGCGTCCAGAAGACCGCTAGAGGAGTATAAAAGTCATTTACCCATATTGGAACATCTGGGCATCTTTTACCAAATTCTATCGCTACAGATCCACCACCTAAAAAAGGTTCTCTGTACTCAGATATCTTCTTTGGGAAACGTGGGCAAATGTATTTGGTAGCACGTGACTTGCCACCTGGATATCGAAGAGGAGTCTTTAGTGCTTTCATTTTATTATATCCCATATCATTCTTACTATCATCATAGGTATTATGATATAGTAAATCCACATAACCCACATACCAAATTTATTGTAGGCACTTCCTCTTTTGAAATTAGTAACTGGTGGAATATTTCTTTTCCACACATCACTAGACATATACTCTTCTTCTTTAATCATTTGAATGTACACTCTGCCATGATCTCAGTCAAACATGCTAAGAGATTGATCTCTTGATCAACCACAAATGCTGCTTGATACTGGTACTTAGCAATGATAAGAACAGAAGCAGCGATACTAGGACCATCAACAACTTTCTGCAACTCATCATAAACCTTACGCATGATGACACCAGCATCATTATCAATATTATTTGCTACCCACTTACGAAGTTCATGGAAGTTCTTCTGCTGTAAATATTTGACAACAGTAGATGCATTTATATCATGCACCTCAGCAAGTATAGATGTCTCAATAGATCCACCCACACCATGTCTCTGACACTCGTTTAGTACACGTCTCCAGTCAGGAAAATGTTTTTGTATTAGTTCTACAAGTACCTTGTCATCTGCTTTGACATTCTCTTTCTCTAAGATACCCTTCAAACGTTGAAAGAATTTGGATGCTAACTTAGGTCTTTGAACTGCATCGATTCCGAAATCCACGACAGCGCATCTGCTATGCAAAGGTTCGATGAGCTTATTCTTGTAATTGCAGGTGAAGATAAATCTGCAATTGCTATAGAACGCTTCGATGTTCGCTCTAAGGAGGAGTTGGACATCGTGAGTGGTGTTATCCGCTTCATCGATGATGATAACTTTATGCTTCTTACTTGCTGTAAGCGAGACTGTTGAGGCAAAGTTTTTAGCTTGGTTTCGTACTGTGTCAAGGAATCTACCTTCGTCTGAACCATTAATTACTATGTAGTCAGAACCAAGTTGTTCACACATTGCACGTGCAACAGTAGTCTTACCAATACCAGCAGGACCACTCAGTAATAAGTTAGGTATCTCTCCTGCGTCAATAAACTCTTGACAAGTTTTCTTTATATTAGTTGGGAGAATACAATCATCAATTGTTCTGGGTCGATACTTCTCAACCCAGAGAAAATCATTTCGCATAATGTATAGGAGATTGTGTTGGTGGATTCCAATGTCGGATTACTCCACCAATAATAAAACAGTTAGTGATGAGATAAGAAAAGAAAATAATACTACGTATGATAATAACGTAGTTGTCGTAGGGTTCAGTCTTTTCATCAGAGAAACTACCCAAGGCATATTTCCATATCCTCCATAATTGTATCATACTTGATCAGGTTCCATAGCGATGTAGTAAAGTAAGTCACCATTGTTATTTGTCCACTTAGACAATAGGTTCTCAGTTACTTCAACTCTATAGTTACCAGGTATGATCCTAACATTCTCCATCTTGAAATTATATTCAAACTCCTTATCAGTCTGACCTACAACAACAGCATATGTATTTGATGTGTCGTTCTTCTTGTCTCTCACAATCAACTTCAACTCTGTACCATTTGCTTCCAGACATAGATCTGGTAAACTATAAACATTAGATGCTTTCTTGATACGAGTCCACTGGTTTAGTGTCACTTCAAATGTTGCTGCAACCTCTGGCATCTCAATAGATTTCTCAGGAGGTGCTACGATCAAACTTGGATCACAATAGAAATACTTTACCTTAGTGTGACCATCATTGATACCAAGATAAGTATCTGCTGTAAAGTCAAACTCAGGATCCTCATATATCTGAGCACTCAGTCCACCTAGGAACTGACCTAGATCATACAGAGCAAAATCTCTAGGAAATGATTCTGGAACCTTTGCTTCTGCAAGGATATTCTTCATGCCAGATATTGTACGAAGAGTGTTACCCTCCTTGACATAAAGAGATTGATTGATCTCACAAAAATTGCGTAAGATCGTTTTGGTGTTTTCAGATAGTTTCATAATTAAGTGTTTAGTTACCTGTCGTAGTCTACAGAAAAGGCAGTTGCTCCAGTTTGACTTTGTTGATGTTTTGCTGTCTTGTCATTGAAGTGCAACAACAGTATACCATAATGTATGATCTTTAGTATATCCTTACGTGAAGTACCTTTACGATCATAACGTGAGGCATACTTGAGAACATTACTTCTACAGAATGCTTCTGCATCACCTACAGAATCTATAAGGTCTAGAGTCTGTACGTTTCCTACAGAGTAATGTCCTGTGTATGTTTGAGTGATATAAGATCCAACTTCTTTTAGGATCTCTGTTTCTGAATACTTTTCCATATGTGTTTGTTTAGGTTCCTCAATAGTAACTCTGTCTAGAGCATCCAAATCGCTTATAGACATTTCTCCTCTTTCATAAAGTTCGTCATAAAGTAAGCTCCAAGCATTAACCATAGTTGAATAAAAAATCATTGACGAGAGAATCTGCTTTCTCTTGTCCAAACTTACCCTTTAGATACGGACCTACAGGATCAAGTTTTATCATGTACCTATCGAAGTCTGAGTAGACACTTGTGTCTTCACCAGTAGGTCTCTCTAATTCTAACATACTTTTGAAAGTAGTCAAGTACTTTTCAAACATAGGTAGATGCTCATCAACTTCATCCATGTTACATTTGACAACGTAAATGTTTTCTGAGAAGTGATTGCCTGGTTCAAAGAATCTAATGTTACCTTCTTGTTTTGGTAATCCATCTACAGAGAACAGATAGTTTTCTGTTGGATGTTGGAAGTCAAATACAATGATAACTCTTTTCTCAGTGAACCCCATCAGATCCATACCGAAACAAGGAAGGTTACTTCCAGTCTTAGGATATATGATGTTGTTGTAGATACTTGTCTTAGGACTAAAGATATCTACTTCTCTTGACTTTATAATGTCAGGACTAGTGTATGTCCTTGCTATAAGAGAAGTACCTTTTGATTCCCAGTTCGCCCAGTCTTCCCCATATCTTAGATTGGGGAAGGTGCGAAACAGTACTGATTTATAATTATTCCACAGATGCATTTTTGAACTCCACGTCAGCATCTACTTTATCATACAACTCAAGGAATGACTGCTTTGTCTCATCATCAAAACGATTCAAGCAGAATGAGATTGCTTTCTCTTTGTTAGCAAAGATCTGGTATGCTTTGATTACATGAACTAATCTACGAGTTGAGATTACTTCATCGATACCACCATCATCAAATGTCTTACGGATGATGTCTGCCCAGTCTGAAAGATTCTTACAGAACTTCTTGTCATTGCAAAGTTTGTTCAAGATCTTAGACTCAATTGCTACAGTAGGATACTGCTGCTCAAAAGTAATTGGGAATCTCTCAAGGAATGCTTCATTGAGGATGTTAGTTCCTATGAACCTACCATCATCAGATCCTTTACCCTTTGTATTTGCAGTAGCAACCACTGTGAATCCTGCAGCAGGTCTCACGAACTTACCAATCTTCTTTAGAAATACTCCTGTACCTTCTAGTATTGACTGAAGACAAAGTATTTTATTTGATGCTAAATCTATCTCGTCTAAAAGGAGGACAGCTCCCCTCTCCAAAGCTTCGGTGACGGGTCCATTATGCCAAACAGTAGACCCATCAACAAGACGAAAGCCACCAATAAGATCATCTTCATCTGTTTCTATTGTAATATTTACTCTGATCAACTCCCTATTTAGTTGAGCACAAGCTTGTTCCACACCGAACGTTTTACCGTTACCTGATAACCCTGTAATGAACGTAGGGTAGAACGAGCGACTAGAGATAATCTTTTTGAGATCGTTGAAGTTCCCAAACTTGACAAAGTTGTCATCCTTGACAGGGACCAAATTCTGCTGTACAGGTGTAGTATTATTAATCGTATTCTCAAATACTTCACGAGCTTCTTCGACTGTGAGTCTATATTTGTTAGTGCTAACTCTATATTTTCCAAGGCGTTTACGTATTGTAGGATATCCTAGACCAAACTCAAGTGCTGCTGCACGTATAGCATCTGCATTGAATTCATTACCAAATTTTTCTGATATGAAATCAGTAATCGCTTTTTGATCCACGGTTGATTTGAAAGTCATTTAGGTCGTTTGTTTCTTATGAACCTATTATAATCTAAAAATAGGTATGATCAACAGATCATGTACCACTTTCTAAACTGGCAAGGTTGCCTGTACAAGTTCAATAAATCTTTTTCTTGACCTATTACAATAATCTTCTGAGATCTCTGACCCTATGAACTTCCTTGCACTATTAGCAGCAGCAATCATAGTTGATCCAGATCCACTAAAACAATCCAACACAGTATCATTAGGATTTGTATATGCCCTAATAATTCTATCTAAGATCATCAAAGGTTTTTGTGTAGGATGCCAATTGACATATTCCTTACTGGTAGTATGGTTATTTTTTTCCCATACACATGTAGGAATAGTTCCCTTTTCATAAGGCTTCCCTGTTCTCATATTTATACTCACTTTCCTAGCAACTCTTACATCATCAGCATTGAATAAAAAATCTTTTCCTTTAGACCAACACCATGCATACTCATGTTTTCTAGCGAAGTTAGTCTTACTACGTCCACCCCAATTGTAACTCCATACTATTTCATTCTGTGGAGTCAACCACGGATTCTGACTTGTACCTAATCTATATTTCAAAAAGGTTTCTGTCTTGAGTGTACCAAATACAACCATCATCCTATTTGGTTTCAATACTCTTACGCATTGGTTAGTCCATTCCCAACACCAATCAAGATATTCCTCTTCAGATTTCCATTGGGAATCCCAACCAGTACCACCATCAAACCCTATGAAATAAGGTGGATCCGTAAGAACGAGATCCACCGATTCATCTTCGAGTTGCGTGAGTAACTCTAAACAATCTTTATTATGCAACAAGGTCAACAAACTCCGATAAGATTTTCTTGTTCATGGACTTAGACTTCAAGGTCTTCTTGAAAGCACTTCTGATCTGTGCTTTAGTCGCATCTTCATTCACCTCGAATTCTACATCATTATCCAAAGATTTGCAAGAGATAGCAAACAAAGAGTCATAACCATTACCCTTTAGAGATACAGATCCATTCCTTCTCCACTCTTTCTGTACCTTCTCTCTGTTATCATAGTCAACATACCCACGCAATGCACTACCAAACTCTCTGTTAGAACATAGTCTGATACCTATTACATTTACTTGTGGGAATGAATGACCTAGGTTTGTTAGCAACGCAGAAGTTACACCGTAGTGACCATTGCAATGATAGGTACGTCCAGTCTTACGATTACGAATGTATGTATTGTAATCTACACTACTTGTACCTATACCATCTTCATGGTATCCAGCATAGTCACCAGTATACTTTCTTGATTTGGATATACCTGCTGCCTCACCATCAGTAAGAATAATTGTATGAACTTTTTGAAGATCATTATTTTTCTTGAAGTAAGGAAGAATAGTATGTAAAGAAATAACTGATTCATTCAATGGTGTACCACCTAGTGCATACTTATGAGGTGGTGCAATACCTCCACGATACTGGTACTGGTATGATAGTCTCCATAGATTCTTTATCTGTATATCAATGTCCTTCTTCTTACCCTGACTACTAATGAAGTTTAGAAATCTGAAGTTGGATGGAACTACAAAGAGATTTTCTTTACGTTCATGCAACCACTTTTTCTCTGCACTGTAATAGTTGTGACTGGTTTCACCTTCATAAAAATGATTGATGAAAGCATAAACCTCAAAAGGAATCTTTACTTTTCTACAGAATGAAACAAGATTGATTAGTTGCTTTACTGTGTCATGTAAGATATGACTCATAGAACCAGACCAATCAAGAACAAATACTAATCCATGATTCTTACCATCAGGTAGAGTTGTTATCTTTTTGAAGATATCTTCACTATGCTTATAAGTATGAAGTTTAGTACAATCTAAAACACCAGTCTTAGAAACATTAGCACGTGCATATGCATCAGCAGACTTCTTCATCTCAAATTCTTTTACAAGATAGTTTACTTCCTTAGCAGAACTTTTTAGGAACGCACGAAGTTCTTTATCAGGTGCTTCAAGTATGCTCTGTTTGATACCTTCTCTTGCTTTGAGTAACCAGTCCTCATCATTCTTGATAGTATTGTAGTGCTCACCTAATTCTTCCTGAACAAGATCATGACCATAAACCACGTCATCATACTCCATCTTAGGAAGTTCTATATAACTGTTCTCATAGTAATCATTACCTGAAGTCAAATCTCTCATACGTGATTCTGCTGACTTCTGAGTAGATACTTCTGGTTTGTCAGAACCACCACTGTTGTCCATCAACTGATCCATCAATTCATCAAGCAATTCCTTGTCTGGATTCTTAGTCTCCTGAGATCCTTCTTCTCTAAGTTCTTCTTGACCTTCACCTTTACCATCATTCTCTTCACCTTCCTCATCAAAGAATGGATGAGATTCTTTACTCTTACCACCACCTGTAATAGGTTCAGTCAAACTACTAGGTGCTTCACTTTGTTCTTCTTCTTGATCTGCTTTCTTCTTATCATCAAACTCTTTTTTACAATACTTATATAATACTTCAGCAGCAGTCAAGACATCTTCAAATGTCTCAGCATCATCAACCATCTCTACGATAGGAAACTCTTCTTCTGTAAAAGGAATATCTCTATAGTTACCGCACTTGAAATGAAGATTGATTCTGTCTGCAAGATTCAACTCATCAAGGTCTATCTTATCAACCTCAAAGAAATCTTGCTGATCAAGTTCACTGTATCCATTATAGAATGTCTTTCTTAGACCAGCGTACTTACGCTTCATCAACTTCTCAATTCTAGGATCCTCACAAACATTGATGAAGTCATGTGGTGCTCTCTCATCCCACTCACCATTAGGAGTGAAGAGTGCATGTCCTACCTCATGTGCTACAAGTAAATCGAATACCTGATTGGATGCTTTGTTCCAGTTAGGTAAGGTAAGGACACGGTTGTCAACATCGAATGATGCTGTCTCGCAATTCTTGTGCTCTACTACCAAGTTCTCGGTAGCTAGAAGTTTTGCAACGTTTCCTTTGACCTCTAGATTTACGTTCATAAGTTCCTCGTGTATGTTCTTATTATAAGGCATGACAAAAGAAATTCAACGGACAGTGGACACTTATTCGACTGTCACCTTCTTACTAAAACTCTTGTGTTTTTCAAACTGAACAGTATCTGCAAACTTATCCTGAAGCATATCACCCTTATGAGAGATGACAAATATGTTAGCATCCTTGATAGCAAACCGAATGATTTTCATGAAATCATCTGTACCAGACACATCAAGAGAACTGTCAAATATCTCATCAAGGATCAATAGGTTAGTATTGACTGAGTTCTTTATCCTAGCAACCTCTCTCCATGTAAACAAAAGTGCTAGGTCAATACGCATCTTCTCACCTTCAGAGAAGGAAGCATATGAAAAATTATCATGTACTGGTGACTTGACTATCTCATTGAACTCTTCATCTAAAGAGAAGTTGATAGGGAAGTCCATCTTCTGTAGATAACTTCTTATGGTTCTATTCATAAGAGGTAGATACTTCTTGATGATACGAGTCTTGACTCCACCATCCTTGAGAAGATGTCCTACGATATCATGCTCTGCTCTTTTCCTTTTAGTATCAGATGTCATTTCATCAATGACCATCTTCTGTCCTAGGAACTCACTACGCTTTGCCTTCTCCTTATCTACATTATTATCCTTTATCTTTTCAATCTCATTCCTTATATATTCCATCTTGTCATCTATATGCAGACACTCATCTTTCATCTTTCTCATCTGCCATTCCTTATCAGATACCTGTTCCTGTAAAGCAATGCTATGATCTATATCCTTTTCTATCTCTAGTATCTGATCCTTCAGATTACTTACACCACCATCAAGTTCATCTATCTTCTCTTTAGATGCTTGTATCTCTTTCTCCTTGAACTCAGGTTCGATACTCTGACGACATGTAGGACATTCATCATTGTTGACAAAGAATCTTAGATGCTTATTAGTCAATTCTCTCTTAG